GTTAATTTGCCTAGTTTTTCAAATTGAAAACTATCAATTAAATCGACTAATGTCTTTTTAATTGTAGTTAACTCATCTAATTTTTTCTGTAGATCATTCATTAATCAAAACTAAACAATGCATCAAACGTAGTCTTAATGTCTGTACTTTCTGTAATATTCCATTTAAGCACACCAAGTAAGTTTTCTACTTTTTGATCAACAATTGTCGACTCCATTAGGTCATTGTCAAATGGCAAGTCCTTAAACCACTGTGGAATATGGGTGCCATCTGTTGGATAGCCTACACTAGTAAATCCAATTGGATTATCTTTAAGTTTACACACAATAGTCTTCATACCATCAACAATACTAATTGAATAGTTATCGCCGTGCATACGCTTTAGGTTATTCCAGTTCATTGCCGCACGTACATGACCAGGCATATTAGCACGACCTTCACGTTCTTCTGCTTTGGTAAACTTAGTTAGATTGTTTACACGTTTAGGTGTACCTTTTTCCCAAGCTGGCCTATCCTGGAAAGCTAGTTTAAACTCACGTACCATATCAATAATAGCAGTCTTATCTACACCAGTAAGTGTCGCTAATAAAATATCACTTAAGAAATCCTGTACAACTTTTGGAGTATCACTGCGTTTTAAGTCAAGCCCCATAGCTTTAACTTTGCCGGGCTTGCCATTAGTATCCATACGTTTGCCATCTAAGTCTGTGATTAGTACAGCATAGCGTTTCTTCTTAATAAACAAACCTTTACTTGCTACAACCTCACGACCACCTTTAATTACACTGCCCATACTACGTGGCACATGAAACGCACGTTCCATCATTGCAGGGAAACTCTCGTTAACCTGATCTGAAATATTATCATACAGTTTAATAGCAATGCTGGCATTCCATTCCATATTACCTGCGGCAACTTCATCTTTAACCATTGGCCACGCACTAAAGTAACAGGAGTCAGTATCACCGTAGATAATAGCATCGCCTGTATGATCATACACCCCTGTGATACATTCATTAATAAATGCATCCATGTGTTTGGCAATAGTTCTGCCAGTAAGTGTAGTTGACTGCCCAATACGCTTATCAAAGAAACGACAGCCCGGATTCAATAAGGCACCATACAAACTGTTCAAGTTAATCTTCTTAACTAACTGTCGTTTATCCCAGAACGCAATCTCTTCTGGATCTGTACATGAACGCATCTTAGCCTGTAGTTCTTTACGTTCAGCATACCAACGTTTAAGCAAGCCTGGAACAACTGCTTCTTTCTCAAAGCTAAAGATAGTACCATTTGCTGATAAGATCCAAGGTTGATTACTGTCAAATATTAACTTCCATACTTCTGCCGCACTGTGTACAGTACTTTCACCGGATGTTTCCCAATCGATGGTAAGTTCAACACCTTCCTTACCTTCCATAACCGCAGTATACTCTAAGGTAGCAAACAAGCCCTCCCACGCATCAGCGAAACTTGACTTATTAGCCATCTTTTCGTTAATGTAATAGTCTGTCATTATTGGTCGTATCTGCCCAATAATTGACTCTGGACCCATGTTCAACGCACGAATCGCACTTGGGTATAGTGAGTTAATATCAACTGACCCAATCCAATCATGCATGCCTGCTTTAGGAGTTGCTACATAAGCACCCGCCGCTTGTGTATCGCCCATGTCGTCTCTGTTTTTACGATTGGGAACAATTAAGCCCTGTTGATGTGCTTCATTAATAATAGCCTGTTCAGTAACTGCTACAGCACCCATAGTTGTTTGTAGCAACACAGTATTATCATGTGCTAGTTCGTTGGCTAGATCTAGGAAGCGTAACTTCTTGTCTAGTTTGCCCAGCAACATAGTATCCTGACGGTTATAGTCAATAAACTTAGGAAAGTCTCGATTATATAGTTGATCCAGGGTACCTTCATAAGCAACCTTGCGCTCATCTAACTCATATTCACCAATAGCATCCAAACTATAACTATGTCGTTCTTCATAGGTATATTTACGGTACAGTTGCATATAGTCTAAATGCACCCTACCAATCAAGTCAAAAGTAATGTTTGCGGCACCAAAACGTTCAAATTCACGCTGTTTTGGGTACTGACCCCATAGACAAAAGCGTCTGGTGTCATCTTTGCTTAGTACACGTGTAACACGCCCAATAGTATACGGAATATCATAGCCTTCACTGTTCCAACCACTTAACACATCTGCATCATCGATTAGATTAAGGAATGTATCCAACATGTCTGCTTCACGTTCAAACATAAAACAGTTTTCGTATTGGTCACATATTTCCTGTGCAGTTTCCCAACTATAGCTCTTGGGCGGAATAACTAAGGTAACTAACTTGTCTAGCCAATCTAAGTAAACTGATATAGCTGTAATAGGATTAAATGGATCGCTGGTAGGAGCATACCCACGTGCTGGGTCAAAGTCTGTTTCAATATCCCAAAACGCAGTTTGTAGTTTAGGTGAATCGACACCAAGATAGTTATCTGATAAACAACGGAATACAGGATTGATATCACTTTCCCATATCCGCTTGCCTGATTGAATACGTGTCTCTTTATGAAATTCTTTACCTATACGAGTGCTGAATCGACTTACTGGAGTGTCATATACAGTACGATACTTGCCTTTAGGATCGTCCATGTACATGACATAATTTGCTGGATACTCGACATACTCGCGCATGCCTTCTTTTCTTTCTACAACGTAAATACGATCTTTTGCCCTGTCAAACAGTGCGTCAACATAACTCATTTACTCTCCTACCGCTTGTGGCCGGTTAACCTTGTGCTTGTACGTAAAGTGTACGACTCTTTTATTATAACACTAATAGCTTGTAATAGCCCACTAAATCGATTAAAAATATAGTTATACTTGTTATTAAAATACCAAAACTACCCCGGCTAATAGCAGAATATATACTAATAGATAGGGCAGTAAAGAACATTGGATACACTACTAATAACGGAACATTAGGTACAGTTAATGTAAACGTCATTGCAACCGCAAAGTTTAACGCCCAATTAATAGTTTCCATTGTAAGTCTAAATGGGTTACTATTCCAATCATGCTGTATGAACTTAATAGTTTTGTGATAGTTAGCTTTCAATTAAAGTGTACGGCCAACAGTTTCTAAAATATCAGTAACAGTTTCGTGATCTTGATTTGTTTCACCAAATTTAGATTTTTGTGCAATTTTAATTGCTTTTTTAAGTAAGCTCGGTTTAATTTCCAATTCTTCCGCTACTGCTTTGATTGTATCGCTAAGGCCTGCACTTAAATCTTCTACTTCTTGTAGTACTTGTACGCCCTCATTGACTATTTGTATAAGTTTTGCCTTTTGTTCAGCTGAAAACATTAATGCCATTGTGTCATTCCTTTAGTTAAAAATATATTGTATATGAATTACTTATCGGAGTCAAGCGGTATGGTTAAGATATTCTACATTTCCGTAGAACTTTGGTAACTGTTGTGAATTCCAAGGCTAAATCATCGTAGATATCTTCTACAGGCCTAACTACAAACGCACGTGTAACATAAGCAGATTGACCCATTTCAGCATAGTAAGTGTCACTGGGCCAACGGCGCTTGTTCCATTCCATTGCGTTAATTAGTAAGCATTCATCACCTACATCTTTAAGCAATACTTTGCGTTGAGCTACTGGTAAGTTGGCACTGGCCATTAGTTTAATACCCACAGGTTCTGTATTAACCTGTGGTTTGTCTAGAAAGTGTGCGAATAAGTGTACAACGTATGCTTCAACATTATGTTCTAATGTAATTGAAAGTGCTGTTTCTGCTTCTTTAATAAGCTCATAGGATTCTTTAACGTAAGTTTCCCAATTGGTCATATTACCACTTACGACAGCTCCAATATCTGGCAGATGTTCTTGGTCCTGGGTTAGCACAGTTATGACGTGCTCTAAATGACTTGCGACGTGCCGGATTAGATTTCTTAATACGCATGTTAGGATCACCAAAGTTTACTTTTTTGATGTTGCCTGTGCTAGGATCTTTAACGTAGACTTTAAACTTCTTAACATCACCTTGCATTGGTTTGCCTAAGGGAACTTTATGTCCATGATATTCAGCTTCATCTAGTTGTTCATCTTCGTTGTACCACAGTTCACCGTAGGCTTCAAAGAATTCATCACCATCATATGATTCTTCAATGGGTACACAGTTGTTTACACGTGTGTCACCTTTCATTTTAGTGCCTTGCTTTTTGTAACCTTTCCAACATTTAGCATCTAAACGTTGTTTACTTTCAGCTACTTCAATTGGATCAGTTAACATATAGTTAGGATGTTTTTGATTAAACAAACGCATAATAACACCTGCTTCTGCATTGGCTTCGTTCTCAATTGGACTGCCCGTTTCGCCAGAAGTGTTATCAAGTTGATCGTCTTGCCCTTGCGCATAGTGTACCATTTCGTGTGCTAGTGTACGCAAGATATCTACAGGATTGCGATTATCAACAACTACATAAATTACTTGTTCGTTGTCGACATAACGACCAAATGTTGTGTCTTCCAGTGATTTAACTAACTTAATTTTAGGAATGTGATCTAAGTTTAAATGTTCAACAGCAATAGGCAAAAAGTCACGCAATGCATCTATCAGCGTGGCTTCTTTAGGTTCGTCAAACATTTCAAATAAGTTCATATTGACTGCTGCTTATTCAGTTAACAGAGTTGCTACAAACGCTTGACCTGCAAGTATTGCATCTGTGTATACAGTTTTATCGGTACTATCGGCAATAATATAATCTCTAGCTAAAATTATTTCTAAATGCAATATATTAGCATTTATTCTAT